ATCAATTCAATAATGCTATTGATTCAAAAATCGAAAAGTCTAACAACGAAGTTGTTGAAAACGTTGTTGTTAAGGCAAACGAAATCGTTAAGTCTGAAGTTTCAGAAATGGCGACTAAATTAAACGAAAGATTAGATGCCATTGAAGTATCTAACAAAAAAATGTTCAGCGCTAAAAAAAGAATGACATTCAAAGGCGCTTTAAACGAAGCATTTGAAGGTGGTGCAATTGAAAGCCTTGCAAAAGGTAATTCAAGAAGCGCATCATTTGAAATCAAAGCTGACATGACTGTTGGCGCCGATTTTACCGGTGAAGTAATCCCTGCGGACAGAGTACCAGGTTACAAGTTTGATCCAACAAGACCGACGCATATTCGTCAGTTATTGGCACAAGGTTCAACGCAAAGTGATGTTGTACGTTTCGTAAAAGAAAGCGGATATTCAAACGGTGCTGCGGCAACTGCTGAAGGTACTACATTGACACAGTCCGATTTCGATATGACTGCGGCAGACGCTAACGTTAGAAAAATCGGAACTTATTTCCGTATTTCTGAAGAAATGTTGGCAGATACACCACAATTGACTTCTTACCTTTCAGCGCGTGCGCCGGAAAAACTTCTTGAAGTTGAGGACACACAAATTTTAAGTGGAACGGGTTCTGGTGCGCAATTAAGCGGAATCATTACTGATGCAACTGCATTCGCTGCGGGTGATTTAGCTGATTCTGTTGACAACGCAAATGACTTTGACGTAATTGTTGCGGCACTTAACCAATTGGCCGGTGCTAACTACAACGCTGATTGTATTTTGTTAAACCCTTCAGATTTCCACAAAATCCTTTTATTAAAAGATTCACAAAATAACTACCTTAAAGACCAAGTTTACAACGGTCTTCAGCCGGTATTTATGGGCGTGAAAGTTGTTCTAAATACTGCAATACCTGCGGGCGATTTCTTAATTGGAAACTTTGGCGTTGGAACACAACTTTGGGTTCGTGATGGAATCAACGTTGAGTTCTTCAGAGAAGACGGAACAAACGTTCGTGATGGATTCGTTACTGTAAGAGTAAGCGAAAGAGTAGCTTTAACAAACTATTTACCAAATGCGTTTGTAACGGGTGACTTCGCAACTGCAAAAGCAGCGCTTGAAACACCATAATAAAGGTTAACTAACCAACAATTAAAGGTCTAAATTAATTTTTAGGCCTTTTTTTTATGCTTTATTTTTAGGCGCCCAACAGATAAGAACTCAAAAAAAACAAAAAAAACTTTAAAAAAAACTGAAAAAATTCTTTTAAAACCAAAATAAACTATTATCTTTGTATCACACAAAACCGATAAAATTAAACATTATGAAGAATTTTATTAAAGAGCAAATCAAACAAGTTGAAAAGGAAATGAACCGCGCCGTTGAATTGGAAAATTATTCTTATGCGCAAGCATTATTTTTTGACGACTTAATGCCATTATTAAAATATTTAGAAACATTAAAATAATTATCAACCGGCGCGTTTCGGCGCGCCATAATTTTAGAACAATGAAAGAAATAAATAAAATTAATTTAGAAGATTTTACTAAACAAAAAAATGATTATATAAGACAATATAATTATTTAAATCAAATAGAAAACGAATTTTTAATGTCAAACCAAATATCATTTTTTAAAAGATTAATATTAAAACTTCAAATGTTTTTAGGTCTAATTAAAATTTAAAAATCATAAAATAAAAAACATCATGAAAACAAAAACAGGATTAACTATTATACACGACGGCAACCGCGTCAACGTGTATACACAAAACGAAATGCGAAAGCATAGCGACAAAAACAAAATTGATTCGTGGGTTTCAAGCCTTTTAAACGCTTTAAATTTAAAAAGATGAGCAATACACCTAAACACTACGAAAACGGTCTTAAACACGACTTAATTGACGTTATTGCGTCTTATGACCTAAACTTCAACCGCGGAAACGTTTTAAAATACGTTGTTCGCGCCGGACGAAAGGACAATGAAATTCAAGATTTAGAAAAGGCGTTGGATTATTTAGAACGCGAAATATATCATTTAACAAATAAAATAGACATCAAAAATTTTTAATTATGTGGGGATTAAATTATATACCGGGCGATGAACCGGAATTCGAATGCGCCGTTTGTGGTGTACCAATGTTTGAGGACGCGGGATTGTGTTCTTATAATTGCTATTTAGCTGATCGAATGTAACATTATGAAGCAGCGATTTATTAAGTTTTTTTTAACATTATCATTTGGCGGTTTCGCCATTAGACAAATAATGCTTTTTAACGACTTGCCAACGGCGATATTTTTATTGATTTTATCAATTTGCGTTGTATTGGCAAACGACAACTAAATGTCATAATTTAGTTTTTATTGGTTTGTAGTAAAAGCCGGTCATTAATTTGGTCGGCTTTTTTTTATAACTTTACGTTATGAATCCAAACATTTTTGGTTGTTATGCTGAATATTTATTTGCCACAAAGGCGATGGAAAACGGTTTTTTGGTTTCATTCCCTTTGCTGCATACTTCAATATATGATTGCATTGTTGATTCGCCAAAGGGTTTATTTAAAGTACAAATAAAAGGTATTAACGAATACAATAGAACGCGAAACCGAATCAATTTGGTTGACCATAAAAAAAACGGTTACAAAAAAAAGGACGTGGATTTTTTCGCGGTCTATTCAGCAGAACGCAAAGGTTTTTTTATTTTTAAAAACGACGGCAAAATTCAATCATTTACAGTTGGTTTAGAAAAATATTCAAAATATTTTAATAACTTTGCAGCAATGTAAGTTTTTCATTATTGTTTTCATTCTTCTGAAAAGGCGTCACAAATTCATGTGGCGCTTTTTTTTTATCTTTACAAAAAAAATAAGGTTATGCAATTAAAAATCAAACAATCAATTTTACGAGGTGGCAAACGTTACGATGAAGGCGACAAAATAGATTTGCCGGATCACATCGCAAAAAATTGGATTGCCAAAGGTTTAGCGTCTAAAATAGGCAAAAAGCAAAACAAAGAAAAAATCGAAACCAAAGAATTAAAGGTTGAATATATTGAAATAAAAGACGATGCGACAAATAAAGATTAATTCAACAACGGGAAATGAATTGTTAACGGCTCAAAACGTAAAGGATTACGTTCGTATTGATACAAGCGCCGACGACAATATTATTTCCGCTATGATTACACAAGCGCGCATTTGGTGCGAAAACTATATTTCGCGCGACATAGTGCCGAAAAATAGAACGTACTATATAGACGCAACCAACGGGATTTTTGACGTGCCATTTGGACCAATTGCAAGTGTTGAGCAAATAACCATTGACGGAACTGAAACAACTGATTATGAGGTTTTGGGTTTAGATAATGAAACCATTGAATTAGACCAAGGACCGGGCGAACGCGTTAAAATAACATATATAACGGCGGGAATAAATGACGCGTTGATTAAACAATCAATGTTGCAATTAATTTCAACGTATTACGACAACCGCGCCGATTTTATGGTTGGAAATGTTTCAGAAATACCAACATCAACAAGACAAATTTTAACGTCATATAAATCAATGTTTATATAATGAACGCCGGAAAATTAGATTCTAAAATAACAATAAAACGTTTGTCTAAAACACCGGACGAATTCGGCGGTTTCAATTCAACATTGTCGGACGTTGCAACGGTTTGGTGTCATTTAACGCAATTAAAAGGCGAAATAAACGACAAATTCGGCAAACGCGAACAAGACGTCCAAGTTGAAATAACAATGCGTAAAAACACCGCTGATTTAATACAATTAGGCGACATCTTTACATTGGAAAATGATTCAAAAAAATATCGTATAAACGACAAATTCGAATTTGATTTGGATTTTTATACAAAACTATTGGCGACAAAATCGGAATAAATGAACGTAAACATAAAAATTAACCAAAGCGATTTAAATAAACTTAAAAATAAGTTAGACAAAATGCGTGCGTTCGAATCCAAAACATTGTCCAATGAATTAGGGAAAACAGGTTCTGAAATTGTAAGGTTGGCGAAACGTTCAGCACCGGTTGACAAAGGCTCATTAAAACAATCAATAAGCGCACAACGTAGCGGTAAATCAATCAATGTTGTAGCTGCTGCAAATTACGCGCCCTATGTTGAATTTGGAACGGGTGGTTCTGTTGATTTAACAGATATGATTGAATTAGGTATTCCGCCAAGTTATGCGGCCCAATTCAAAGGCAAAGGAATTCGTGAAGTTAATTTACCCGCGCGTCCGTTCTTTTTTAGCTCGGCGCGAATAGGATTTAAAAATTTGTTGAACCGCTTAAATGGCGAAATTAAAAAAGCAATAAAATAATGTTAGAGGCGATTCACTATGTACGCAAGGCAATCATTGCAAAATTAAACGGAAATGTTTTAATTAAAGACGCGGCCGTTCCTATTTACAACAGAGTTCCAACAAATGCGACTTATCCATTTATAAGAGTTTATTCAGTTTCAAACGACGAAACAGACCAAAACCAAAGTTCGTTTACAATGGAAACAATCACACGAATTGAATGTGTAACGCGTTTTGTTTCCGATAGTGGCGGCGAATTAGATTCAAATTTAATGGTTTCGCAATGTTTAAAACAATTACGAACACGTTCGGCAAATTATATAGATTTAACTTCAAACGGTTTTAATGTATATACAAGCGTAAACGAGGGCGTCAGATATTTACAAGACGATTTGTCCGATTTTACTTATTTTCGCGCCATAATTGAATTGTCGAATAAGATTGAGCAAATACCGCCAAGCGACGGTTTATTTACTGATCCGTTACAAAACGAATTGCAATTGGAATATCGAAACCAATACACCGACAGAATAATTGCAGACAATGGCGAATTTGAATCAATTGATTGCATTGAACCCGATATATTATATAACAATTAAAAAAAAATAAAAAATGGCTAAAATAACCTACTCAACAAAATACGACAATGTTGTTTCGGAATTACCCGAAATCAATAAGGTGACGGCGGCAAATATGAATGAAATAAAAACGTCCGTAAACGACATTTATGACACGTTGGGCGGGTTTGCATTTTATGAAGACGCAACAACAAGCGGAACACCAATAAATTTGACTGCGGGCGCGTGGACGGATTTAACAAACGACAAAGCCGGAACAAACACACATTCACATTTGCCGTCTTATATAAGCGGCGATTTGTGGGATTCATCAGCAAATAAAATTGACACGTCAAAAGTTGGCGCAAATAAAGTTTTGTTAATTAGAAATGATTTTGACGTAACGGCAGGCGCTGCAAATACACGTTTGGATGCACGTTTATATTTCCCAGACACCGGAAAAACAATTGAGTTTTCACACGACAACATTGCATCAAATGGTGATTTGGTCCGTTATTCAAGAACAACGCAAATATTTACACGAACAAGCGAATTGTCGGGCGGTTGTAAAATTCAAA